CTGCGCCGCTATGGAGAGCAGCGGACGATGAATGAGCGCCCGCGCATTAAAGGCGGGCATCACGATCGAGAAAAACGGGGCCGCTTCGGTAGGTTCCATAGAATCTCCTCAGTGTTCGGTCGTGCGGGCGAGTGGAATGCGACTCGAGATGTCTTTCACATCCACCTTCAATTCGTTCAACAGGTCGTAGACCTGGTCCATCTTGGTCGTCAGGCGGTCGGTCTCGCGGCGCGATTCGAAGAAAGCGTCGTGCTGATGACCGTTCTCCGCGGCGAGCTTGTCGATTTGCTCTTTCAAGTTTTTCACCTTCTCCGTAAAACGCCCCCACACCACCGCAACGGCGATGATCGAGCCGCAGAGCGTTACGACGAAGCCTAAAATTGTAAGTACCCGCTCTAAGGTCATCGATCCTCCCTATGCCGTTCGTTTCCAGACTTTGATGCGTCGATTAACCGCACGAGTTTCAGACGAGATTCTAGGGGTTCCGTGGGTTGCATCGGCGACGATGTTTCCAAAATTGGCAGTCTGCCCAGCGGTATTTGGTGTAGTAACCTGTACCACATAATTATCTGACCAGTTACCATTTGCCGGGTTAAGACTTGATCCCGATTTCGTTATTTTGAATCCCTGGAAAGCATCTTCCTGTTTTCCGTTTGTTCTATCGGTATCGCTTAGCGTCCCGTTCGTCCGGAAGTAGATCGATTCCGTATCCCATTGAGCGACCCACGTACCACCGAACAGCGTAGCCGGGCGCTGCGCCTCGGGGAACTCAGTCGCGTCCGTGTTGCTTGATGCGTCAGGGTACTGCGTGTAGTAGCAGCCCACCGGATAGACGTAATCGAGTAAGAAGTTCGCTGGAGTCTTTCCACCAAACATGGCCGAGTCGGCCGCATCGTCGGCGGTTACGGCGTTCCCGGTGATGTCGATGGCCGCAGCCCCGGATCCGTCGAGGATTGGTATGTCGCCAGCACCGGGCGTAACCGAGGCGTGTGCGTTGTCGACGGTGTCGGCGTTTCCTGCTGAGGTCGCGCTAGTCGCAGTCGCGGCGTTGCCTGAGATGCCGAAGGCGCCGAGCCCCGCTCCATCGAGAATAGGGATCTCTCCGGCGGTCGGGGCGACGTCCGCGTGAGCGTTGTCGAGCGTGTCGGCGTTGCCCGCATTCGTCGCGCTGTCGGCCGTCGTCGCGTGGTCTGCGTCATCGGCGTGCGTCGCGTCATCGGCGTGCGTCGCGTCATCGGCGAGAACGGCGTGTGAGAACTTATAGCCGTCCTTGAGCGAGATCACCTTGGTCGATTGGTTGAACTCGAAGAGATCCAGAGGAAGCTGGTTTGGGTCTAGTTCACCTAGCCCGGTTGTTCCCTTGCGCTCTTCGGTTGCCATCTAAACCCTCCGTCAGACTATCGTATAATCAAAAGTTACGGTAACGTCGTGTGGAGGGGTTCCTGCCGCCCAGAAAGAAATTACCGCATTGTCAGATGTCCCGTAGGCCGCAACATACACGGCCTGAACCCCAACACCGCTGAGATACGCTGATCCACTCCCCCCTAGAATAGTTGAATCTGTTCCCTCGATTGCCGAAGCTATCGGCAGAGAGAGCTCGACCACGGTGTATCCGGAGGCCGTCGGATTAACCATGAGAGATACGGTAACACGAATACGAGAGCCCAGCCTAAAAAATATCGCCCTGTAAAGCGCCGAATCTGCCACATTTGTTCTATTAGTAATGGTCGGAGTGTACGCTCCTGAATAGACATTTCCGGTTGTTCCACTCGACAAGGTGAGATTAGGGACGGTGAGGCCAGCTCCGGCGAGGGTGAGCATATTGGCGCTGTGCGTGAGCGTCGCGTCGGGCGTAGAGGGCGCGCCCCAGGTCATTACGGCGCCCGCAGCGAAGAAGGCATCGGACCAGCCAAGCGCCGCAGAGCCAAGGGCAGCGGCATCATCGGTCGCGGGGATAAGCGCCGCGTCGAAGCTGTAGCCGCTCGAGGCTCCTGCAAATGCGAGGGCATCGGCCGCGTGGGTCACCGTAACGTCGCCGTTCGCCCAATTCAGCACGCCACCGGAGGCGAGGAAGAGATCCGACCAGCCCGTTGCCGCGGCGCCGAGCGCGCCCGAGTCATCCGCACCCGGGAGGAATGCACCCGCAGTGACCGTGAGGTCTCCGTCGGTGATGACCACGTCGCCTTCGGTGACTGTAAGACCGCCCGCCGTGACCGTGATTCCGCCCGCCGTGACCGTGATTCCGCCCGCCGTGACCGTGATTCCGCCCGCCGTAACGGTCAGCCCGCCGGCCGTGATCGTAGCGCCCGTGGAAGCGACGAAAGCGCCGGGAACCGTGAGGCCGCCCGCGGTGAGGGTTATTCCGTTGGCGACGGTGATGGAGCCGTCTTTGTTGAGTATGAGGGGCGTGACGGAAGCAGCGCCAGCACCGAGCGTGAAGATCATCTCAGCGGGCGTGGTCGCGTCGGCAGTGCCGTCCTGGCGAACCTGGATGCGGGCCGCGGTTGTGAAGGCCGTTCCGGAGTTGCCCTGCCACTCGATGGCGCCGAGATAGTCGTCGTCGACCGTCACGCCGTTCGCGGCGGTAGCGAGGCGCGACTTCCGGATGACGAGCTCGACCTCGTGGTCAGCCGTCAGCGAGTAGACGGTCCAGGGCCGGGTGAGATCCTCGGAGAGTGCGTAGCCACCACCCTGCGCGATCTGAGTCCATCCGGTCGCGTTCGCGTTAGCGAGCGTCTGGACGGAAATCGTCTTGTTCGTGGAGTCGATCCAGAGCCGCCCGGAATGCAGGTCCGTGGTCTGGGAAGGAATGTTCGTCTGTTCGGCGTAGTTCGGCGCCGCGGCCTGGTAGTACGCGCGCGCAGAGCCTTCCTTGTGTGCGCCCTGCGAGGTGTTCTCGGCGACATTGAACTCGTGGTCGAGGGCCATGCGCTCGCGCATACCGACGCGGACGTCGTTGATGTGGACGTAGGCGCGGCCGAGCTTTTCGGTCTTCGCGGGGCCGACGTCGAAGGTGCTATTCCAGGTGATCGCAAAAGCCATATTAGGTTCCCTCCGGGTAGAACGTCACCTGGCCGTCTTGGCTCGCATCGAGGATGTCGAGCTCGGTTCGGCGCGTGGCGAGGAAGTTTTCGAGATCCTTCCTGCGCGCGTAGGCGTCGGAGCTTTCCTGCTTTCGCACCATGCCCCACCAGACGAGCCAAAGGTAGACCGCCTGGTGAAACTGGATCGGGAACTCCGGCTCGGCGGCCTGGTCCGTGAAGACGAAGGGCCGTGGGCTGCGGTAGAAGCGCACCAGGTAGGATCGCGCGTCCTCCGGCCAGGTGTTGAAGCGCAGGCCGCGCACCGTTCGGTAGAACTCCGACGGCGCAGCACGGGCGGGGGTCTGGGCGAGGAGTGCGTTGTTCCGCCCGACGTGATCGAGCGCGGTCGTGGTGGTGGAGTCGACGACCTCGAGGATCTCGAGGGGGCGACCGTTGTCGTAGTCCCAGGGGATCTCACTCGAGACGATGGGCGGCGTTCCGAAGTCGACGTCTTCGAACTCGTACTCGCGCTTGGAGACGACCGCCGTTCCCGCGGCGAGGGCGCCGACGGCTGCGAGGACGAAGTAGTTGAAGCCGCCGCTCGTGTAGGACCGGACGATGAGGCAGGTCGCGCTGGTCGCGGCCTGGAAGATGATCCGGCCCTTGTAGGCGTCGGTTGCGGTGAGCGCCGTTCCGGTAGTCGTCCAGGGGACCACGAGCCCCGTGGCCGCGCCGAGGGTGACGGTCTCGACGGCCGATTGGAAGGACGTGTACTCCTCGAGGAAGCGGAAGCGGAGCTGCCGGTTATTGGGGAACTTCCACGTCGCAATGGAGAGCTGGGCCTCGTTTACGGCGTCGATCCAGGTCTGCCAGGCGCGGAAGGTGGGGAGGTTCCCGATCGCGTCGATGTCGGGCGTGTCGCGATCGGCCACGTAGTATTGGAGATCGGAAGGCTCGCCCGAAGCGATGTAGGCCTCCCTGATGAGTTGCAAAAGGGTCATGCGAGCTGCGCCTCCTCGGCGCATTTATTTTGGTTGCAGTACCACTGCCCCTTCACCCGAGTCATCTCCGACTTGGGGAACGAAAGGGCGCAGATGGGGCAGACCGCCCAGCCGCCGACGGCATTCTTGGAGGTGCCCGCGTTCGGCACGTAGTGCATGAGATTCACCTGCCCCGTGGGCGGCGTATTGGCGGTGAGGAGCCAGGTAATTTCTTCGGGAAGGGGATCGTGGTCGAGCGTGGCGCTGACGTATCCGAAGAAGATCGTCCCGTCAATGTTGCGGGTCGTCTGTGTTTGGTAGGATTCGTACCGCTGACCCACGCTTGACTCCTAAAAAGCGGGGGTCCAGAGACCCAGACCCCCGCCAGGATGCTTTGGTATTCCGATCAGCTCGCGCCGGCGGAACCGTAGACGCCCTTGTAGTCGCCCCAGCCGGTGCTGAAGCGCATGGTCGTCTTGTAGAGCATGGTCTCGGTGTTGAAATCACCCTCGTTCTTGATCGAGGGTTTGCGCTTCCACATGAAGCGCGCGTCCGCCTCGTCCGCGACCACGAACCAGGAGTTCGCGTCGGTGAGGTAGTGGCAGACGAAGGGCATCCAGTCCGCTACCTGCCCGTTCGCGGGGTTCAGGTAGTTCTTGACGCCATCGGCCGAGAGCGCGGTGGCGGCGACGATGTCATCGCCGGTGTTCACGAGGCCGTTGGCGAGGCTGGTGTAGGCCCAGAGACGCGCGGTCGCGTTCTTGATGCCGTACGCGAGCTCGCGCAGCGAGGGCCCGGTGATGAGCGCCTTCGGCTTGAGCACGACGCGGAGGCCGGCCTCGTCGGTGAGCCCGTCGAAGTACTGGAAGGCCGCTTCGAGCGAGGTCTGGGAGAGGTCCGCGGAGACCGCGTTGTCGAGCGTGTTGCCGCCCTTCATGGTCGTGTGGGTGCCGAAAGCAGCCACACCGTCCCAGGCGAGCGCGGTGGAGAAGCCGAGGTTGTAGAGGTTCCAGAACGCGGTCTCGGCGCAGAGCGTGGCCGAGCGAGCGAGACCCTTGGCACCGGCCTTGGCCTTGCCGAAGAGCTCGTCCTCGAGCATCTCCTCGGTCACGGCGAAGCCGCGGCCGTACTTGACGAGCGTCCAGGTCTTCTTGTGGCCTTCAACCACGTCGTCGAAGGGGATGGGGCTGTTTTCGCCCATCGGTACGAGACCGCCGATCGGGCTGATCTCTCCCTCCGAATAGGCGTTTCCGGGGCCGAAGTCGCTGACCTTCGCGAACCGATTCCACTCGGTCGGCGCGTAGGCGTACTCGTTCGACCACATTTTCTTGATGGTCCTATCCAACTGAAGGGGATAAGCACCTTTCATCATCGGGGTAGGCATGCTTTCCTCCTATCAGTAATCGGCGTTGGCGAGGCCCTGCGTGAAGGTCACGAGGTACTTATTCGCCGCTGCGGCTCCCCAGGGAGCCTTGATGACCACGCGCCCGCCGGCATTGGCCGCGGCGCCTGCGCCAATCTGCCCACCCGCGGTCATGGTGTAGATGTCTCCGACCGCGCTGGCGGCCGAATTGGCGTTCGCGTCCGCGATCCACTCGGTGCCCGGAAGCGGCACAGCGACCTCGACCGTCTCGGTGGCGTTCGCGGTGTTCATCGCGACGCCGAGCGTCTTCAAGACCGTGCTGGGATTCGCCGGCGCAGGATCGCAGGTGAAGTTCGCGTCCGCGGTACGGACAACGACGTCACCCTTGTTGACCGTTGCGTTGGCGGTGTAGGGCTCCGTCGGGACACGTCCGTTATGCGGGCTCTTGTACAGCGTAAAAGCCATACGTCCTCCTTCTAGTCGTCATCCCCCGAGGAGGTGACTCCCCCGCCGGCGAAGGTGCGCTTGCCGCCTTGCAGACGCTCGAGCTCCTCATTCCCGCGGGCCACCAACGTCGTGAGGGTTCCGGTAGCGCGATCCGCCTTGGCCTTCATCATCCTCGCCCTGGCGTCTTTCGACATCACGAGGAGGACCAGCTCGATCGTGCCGCGCTGCCCTATCGTGATGGATCCGTTGTGGGACGCCACGAACGTCTTGACCTCATCCTTGGTCCCGACCCGCCACCCTTCGGAGCAGTACTTCGGAACCATGTCCGGCCTCGCCCAGTAATGAGCCAGATTCGTTTCGACTCCCTTGAGCTTCTGACTCGCGGAGCCGGAATACTGACCCTCTTCGACGAACCGCTTGACGAGATCCTCGTCCGGGCGTCCCTGCCAGAGCCGATTCTGCGTCCGAGCCGCATGGAAATGCGCCCGGTTCTCGGCAGACAGCAGCGAAACCACCTCATCCGTTAGCGGGACGAAGTCGGCACGCCCATCAAAGAGCAGCTCGACCCCGTCTCGGCTGTATTCTACCAGCAGTTCGGGGGAATCGCCACGGTTGACGACATACTTTTCGCCTGAACGGGTCATTTTAGCGCCATTTTCAACCGCAGGGGCCGAAACAGCACTATTTTCGTCGCTTTTCGGGGTTTCGGCAGCCTTTGCGACCGTTTCTACAGAGTTCATGCGTTCTCCTTTCCTTTCTACTAGCCGTTACGGGGGCGCGACAACCACGCGTCCTTCAAGAGGTCCGGCTCGTCGATGCCTTTCGTCGCCATCTGGGCGACGAACCACTGCGGAATGACGACACGCTCGCGCGAGGCCGCGGCGGGAGGGCGGGATCCGGTCGGGTTCGCCCCCGTAAAGACCGGCTTCGCCTTGGAGCTCCCATCGGCCGGCGTTTCGTAGCCGATTTCCTTCTTGAACTCCTCGAACATGGCCTTGGCCTTCTCGGCTGCGGCCTCCTCGACGAACTCGGTCATGTGCGCGGCCTTCACGGCCTGGACCGCGTCCCGGTAGATCATGGGATTCGCGAGCTTGGCCTGGATCGGCACGGACGCGACGTACCGCTCGACCTCGTTCTGGTACTTTTCGTAGACCTTCCCGTCCGTTGGATCCTTCCGGACGAACTCGCGGGAGAGCATGAGCATGTTCTCTCCCATCATCTTTATCATGGGCGCCTGGGACTGCACGGCGATCTGCTGGGCGACCTCCGCGGGTCGCTGGATGAACTCCGTGTCCATGCGGCGGCGGTAGGCCTCCGCGGTTTCCCCGGGCTGGAGCTGCGGGCCGCCGAAATCCGGCAGGCGGAATCCGTCTACCGCAGGCTGGGACTGGGCGGGGGTCTGGGGGAGCAGCCCGCGAAGCGCGTCGGTGAGGGTTCCCACGCCGCCCTGGGAGCGCGCGCGCTCCGCCTCGATGGTGGTCTGCGCTTCCTGGAGCTTCTTGAAGACGTCCTCCCGGCTGAGGCCCTTGAGCTCGGCGGGCTCTTCAACCGCGGCGCCCTCGTCCCCCTCGAAGAATACCTCGGGGCCGTCTTCGACGGGCTCGGCCGGCGCTTCGGCGGGCTCCTCAGCAAACCACTGAAGGTGGACCTTTTCCCAAGGCCGCTCTATCTGATTCATGATACCTCCTCGAAATCCAGGATCGCCTGGATGTCTAGCACGTTCTTAGCGATAGACTCGAAGGCCTGTACCTGGCCTTGGAGAAAACGAACCTGTTCAAACGACGGGGCCAGGGCCAGCGCCTTGAGGCATCGCTCCTTGCGGTCCAGGCATAGCCCCTGGATTGACCGGGCCGACTCCTGGCTGGACTCCCATTCCGCCAGTACCTCCAAACGGACTCCCTGCGCCTCCGCCCAAGCCGAGAGCTTCTGCGCCTTGTTCTCTGTCACCGATCTGCCTCCTCGCCTGCGCGACAGCCTGCTCGCGCTGAATATCCATAACCTGCTGGGAAAGTTCAATGTCGCCCGTGAAGGGCAGGTAGTCCGCGGCCTGGCCGACCTCGAGGAAGTCGAACACCTTGCCGACGAGCTTCGTCGCGCCCGCGAAAGCCGCCTCGACCATTTCCTTCATCCGGGGATTCTGCATGACCTGGGGGTTGCCCATGGCGCCGACAAGCCGCATCGATTGCTGCACGTACTGGTTGTAGATCGTGAAGCTCGCGAGGAAGTTCTGCTTCCGCGCCTCGTCGGTCTTCGAGAAATCAGTCACCTGGATGTTGAAGCGGAAGGTCTGCGCGAGCTCCTCGACGGGGGTTTGGAGAATGGAGCGCATGACTTCCTGGTCGGCTGAGTCCATCCACGTGAGATCCATGTTCGGCTCGTTGGCGACGCACTGGTAGAAGGCGAGCTGGAAGATTTCCGTCGCCGCCTGGACCGCGCGCTCGAGGACCGCGTTCAGAATCGAGTTGCCCTGCTGCGTGAGGAACATGGTCCCGCCGACCGTCGCGCTCGTGCCCGCGACCTTGTCGTTGAAGCCCGTCATGTTGTCCGAGACCCCCGTCACCTTCTGCGCGTATTCGCGCGCGATCATCTCGGCCGAGAGGCACGAGGGCGCGATGTCGGGGAAGCTCTCGACACGGAGGTCTTCCTGGGGATTGTCGACCATGAGGATCTTGCCGGGCTCGATGACCATCTTGTCGCTGATGCCGCAGCCCGTGCGAGCGATGAATATCTTGAGCATCGCGAGCTGGGTTCCGTCTAGGCGCATGTTGTGGAGAGTCGCGACCTCGGCCTGCATCGGCCGGCACATCTCGCAGAGCCCGACGCCGTAGAAGACCTCGGGGTCGTCGAAGTACACGACGGGGCGGATGTCGCGCATAGGCAGCGGGTTGAACTCCGCGCGCAGGAGCGTCTTCGAATCCGCTTCGATGTGGAGAATGAGATCCACGGGAATGCCATCGCCGGCCACGTCCCAGAAAGCGAAGACCTCGTAGATGCGGTACTCCTTGGTCGGGTCCGACGAGCCATAGGAGCCGCCGTCGATCTTCGCCTGCTCGAGCGATGCGGTGCGGCTATCGTCCATCTCCTCCGCGGGAGAGGAACCGATGAGCGTCTCGATGATTTCGGTATCGTACTTGCCCATAGCCGCGAGCTGCCTGAGCTCGTGCGCGAAGTAGCGGTACTCCACGCCGACCCACGGAGCGCGATCGATGTCTTTGAAGTACGGCCGCATGTAGAAGTCCTCGAGGCGGATCTCGACGTAGGCCGGACCCTGGTGTCGTCGCTGAGTCACGTCCTCAACAGCTCCCGAAGCGCCGGTTCGCTTGAACTTGTACTGATCGATGAGGAACGGGATCTTCACGAGCGACGTGCCCATGGAGGACTGGTTGAAGCAGGTCGATGACCAGTTCGCACGCCAGTTGAGGAAGCGCCGATCCATCGCGAGATGGTTCATGAACTTCTGAAGGACGGCCGCGTCGGTCTCGCCGGTGATGGAGCGCCCGGCCATCTGGTCGACGGTGATGAGCGGCTTCCGCGCGAAGAAGGCCGCGGTCTCTTTCGCCCACACGGAGTGGACGATACCCTGGGTGAGGGGCGGCTCGATGTTCGCGGCCTTGATCCAGGGGGAGGATCGCTGCTCGTCCTTCGGGATAGCGCGCCGGATGCGCCGGTATTCTTGCCAGCGATCGACAAGGGAGGCGCGATCGGATCCGTCACGGACATCGAGGATTTCCGAGCAAACGAAATCGAGGCAGCGGGCCTGATCTTCCTCGCTCTGGAAAACGTTCGACGCGATATACGGCGTTTGTTCACCGGCGGGGGTCTCGACGTCGCCTTCGAGAACTACTTCCGGTTCGTTCATGTCAATGTCGGCCATGATGCCTCCTAATACCCAGTCGTTGCGCTCACGGCTTGACGGCGCGAGCCGCGGCGGGAGCCCGGTTCATCGTCTTCGTCGTCTTCGTCGCGGGGGTCCGGCGTATGGAGCTTGGCGACGGCAATCTTCGTCGCGTCGAGTAAGTCCATGCGCCTTCCGGGAAATGATCGGAGCTCGTCTACGAAGGCCAGACGGGCTTCCTTGCTCACGTAGAAGAGCCCCTTCTCGAGCTCGGGCTGAAGCAGGTTACGTATTGTCGTTTCTTTTTGCCCGAGCGCGGGAGTCGGCTGAAGGTTAATTTGGATCTTTTGGCGACGTTGCTCCTCGCGCAGGGGCGAAAGCAACGACTTAAAGGCGCCCTGCGCTTCGAAGTACGTCGCGCGGATGACGCGGGGGAACTTGCGCCAAAGCGTGAATATCTGCCCGAAGAACTCCAGGGTGGGCCAGAAGCTAGCCTTGGCTTCGAGGAGGAAGGTTCGCTTCTTGAGGTCTCGGGCGGCCACGACGACAGCGCATCGAGAGTTACGTTGTCCGGGGCGGCCGTCAGAGGCAGCAGGATCTGCCGCGATGACAACGTCACATTGTCGGAGAGGCACTGTTTCGATTCCATGTACATCATCAATGTGAATGTTCCAGTCATGGTTTTCCTCGTCCCATTCCAGGATACAATCCTTGGGCATGTAGCCGGCGAGGTCGCCGATCTTCGCAGCCTTCGGATTGTTGGCGTACTGTGATTGGTAGGTCCATGGATCGTCGATGGAGAGCGCGGTGAGCTGCTCGACCGTGAAGGCCTCGGGGTTGATGGACTCGCCCGCGATGATCGCAGGGACGTAGAAGGTTGTCCACTCGCCCGTGGGATCGACCTCGTAGTCGAGCTCATCCCAGTGCCCGAGCTGCTCTTTCGAATGGAGCATGATGCGCTCGTAGGGATCCTCGAGCCCGTAGCGCGTACCGACCGCGAGAACGCGGGACTGGTTCCAATCAACGACGAGGGTCCGGAGATTGGTGTGGAGCCAGTTGCCCATGCGAATCATATCCGCGGTCGCGGCGTGGTCCGCGTTGAGCATGTCCTCGCCGACGATGTCGTCGGGGATGAAGAGATCCACGTGGACGCCCTGCGTCGAGCCGCCCGCCGTCATTGGCATGACCGAGGGTTCGACGAATCGCTTCGTGCGGTTGCGGAGGACGAGCTCGTCGTTCGAGCGATTGGCCTTCGCCCATTCCGGATAGAGCGCCTTGTGGAGCTCGTTCTCGGAGATGTTCGCGATGACCTGCTGCGTAAAGGCGAAGGCGCGGTCGAAGATCGAGCTCGTGATCGCGATGCGGAGGTTCGGGTCGCGAAGGAGCTCCCAGGTGCAGGCGCCGTGCGTGTTGATGGTGGACTTGAAGAGCGAGCGCGGCGTGAAGACCCCCGCCTTGATGCCGGGGGTGATGGCGACGCGCT